AACAGCTTGTATTTGGTCTATAGTACCTTCTGTATCTACAGTAGCGAGTTCTGACTCTGCTACTTTTAGTAATAAAAATATTTTTTGTGCTTCAACAAAATGCGGAGAGCATTTGTTACAATCACAGTCGCAGTCTAATAGTTCTTCTATTTTGTGAGCAATACAGCATAAAACATCGCATGCCATTAGCACTGCTGTTTTTGCATATATTTCTCCATTAACAAAATGGTCAATAACAAATACACCATTACCTCCACCAGCTTCTTCTATTGTTACAATTCTTATATTGTCTAGTCCTCCTGGAAATGTATAGTTAAACGATCCGTTAGGACCAGTTACAACTACTTCATGATTAACTGGTGCAGTTTTTCCGCCTACAGATTGTGGATTTGTAACAGTGATTATAACTTTATTACAATCTGCTGTTTGAGATGTATTTATTGCCATTGTTTTATTTTTTATAAAAAAAGACCTACAGGGGAAACTAGTCCCCTGTGAGTCTTATGTTGGTATTAGCTTATGCTAATTTTCCTGTAAGTACGTAATCTATGTACAAAGATACTCTACCCGCTGTTAAATCGTGAGTAGCACCTGTTACTAAAATTACTTCCTCGTTAGCAGTAGTTACGTGATACGTAGCTGCTTTCAAAATTGCTTCTGCGTCATCAGTAACTGCAGCACCTGTAAGTGCTAAAAAGCCAAGTGTAGGAGATTGTTTTGCTCCTAAATTTGCCATACCATCAGAAGTATTATTTAAAGCTACTGCTGGAAAAAAGATTGCTTTGTTAGAACCCGCTGATCCTGTTGCAACACCTGCAGTACCAAGACCAAAAGATACAGTCTGTGCTGCATTTTCTCCTGATAAAGCTGTGTGTACAAAAGCTACACAGTTAGTAATCATTGCACCTTCTGGAATTATCACAGGAGTTGCGCATCCTGCGGATACAGCTTCTGCTACCGTCCCCATCTCTGCAAGGTCAAATGTAGCAACCGCAGTATATTTGTTATTTAAAGGATTATTTGCCATTTTTTCTAATTTTTAAAAGTTAATATTATAAGTTAACAGAACTAAATCCTACTGAGTTCAAATACGGGTTAAGCGCTCCCTCAAATGCTTGAGTTGAAGTAGCTGTACCATCATCAAGTGCGATATAGATTTCCATTAAGTTATCTACGCCATTGATTCCTGAAGTTGTACTTCCGTCTTTTGTAGCTACAATGTGATACATGTCATAAACATTACTTGTAACACTGTGAAGTGTTGGTTGAATTGGTAACTCAACTCTGTTGTAGTATCCAAATCCAGAACCTTGTAATTCTTCTTCAAATTCTCTGATGTAAAAACCATCACCTACACCTCTAGAACCTGGAGTTGAATAAGTAACTGCCATTGTAGTAAGACATAAAGCTTGATCATTTTCATAAGCAAAGTCCATGTGAACTAATTCTTCTTGTATAGAACCGTCAGCTTTAGCTTCACCTTTTTTCAAACCTGTGATAGATAAAACTCCTGAAGCGTTTGATGCTGGTGTAGTTACTTTCATCCAGTGTGCTGGATCAGCGTTAATAGCATTTTTAAAAGCAACTGCAACGTCAGTTACAGAACCACTAGCTGCAATTTCTACTTCATAAGATTTAAACTCAAATGGCTCAGCGCCGTTAGTTAAGTTTATAACTTTAAGTGTATAGTTTGTAACTACTGCTGCGTTATTAGTAGTAAATGTTGCTACAGCAACTTCTGCTGCTTGAGCTACACCTGATTTACCGCCATATGCTACAACGTTTTTTCCTTTAATCCAAGGGCTTACAATTTGCGTACCCCCTGTTCCTTGTACAAATCTGATACTATCAGAATCTGCAACTGTATCACCAGGAGCTAAACTTACGGGCCCGTCAGATGATAATTTTTGTATATCAATGCTACCGCTTGCAGTTAAACCATTAGTAATAGTTCCTACAGCTGTACCATCTCCAATTAATAATTGTCTCATTTTTTTATATTTTAGTGAGATTAATAATTCTATTCATTCTTTGTAACTTCTCCAATCGCTGTTTTATATCTTGGATCAGAGATAGCTTCTAAAATGCTACTTACCGTCATAGACACAATTTCTTGATGCGTATGCTCTGGTAATTCGCAATTTACCCCCAAAGGTAAGGATATTTCTTGTGGCTTTCTGATGTACGTTATTTTTAGCGTATCTATTATAAATATATCACTAGTGTATACGTCTATAGATCTACCTCTCACTGTTGTTAATGGAGAAGTGTGCTTTGTTGTATTAAACGGGTCATCTAAAAGCTTAAATATGTCGTCTTGTTGAGAGAATCTATTTCCCTCTTGTATTCTTGCAGAAAACTCTAATGGCTCTCTTCTTTCAGAATATGTTGTATCCATAACCTGTCCTGCTTGTTGTGCAGGTTGTGTAGCCCCTGCTACAGGATTACCTACTGCATGGCTAACATTTCCTGCAGATAAATCATAGTTAAACCAGTCATGCTGATCTGTATCTACAATAACTACAAACTGTCCTGGAAAGTTTAGTGTTTCATATTCTTCCCAGTATACATCAAAGCCAGGTCCTGAATTATCTAATATGTCTTGTTTTACCGCCTCTATATTTGACGGGTATGATTGTGGTGTCCAGCCTGTAGCTAGTAATGTAGCTGATGGACTCCATATTGAAGCAGATGTAGGATCTGTGCCTGTAATGTCTGCTACCATTTCTATACTTTGTACAAATGCTGTAGAATCTCCAAGCTGGTTATTAAGTACAAAGTTGTTTAAATCTAATGTAAAGAACGAAATTGCTGGTGGATTAACTAAGTTGTATGATATTGTTTTACAATTATTAATCCAAAGCTTTGACATCTGATTTACCAAGTACATATAATCATTTGGTAATTGAAATGTGTCAACAAATATTCTTGTCTTTAGTTGCTCCTTAAATGATACAGGAGCTTCATACTCGCGCACAAGCGTACGTAAGTCATCTATTCTTTTTTGGGATTCTTCAAATCCTTTTCTGTATAGGTTATTTCTACCATACTTGGTATTGATAAACCTAAACATATTTTTGTTTAATTCAATGTCTATCTCTTCGGATAGCAAACTGTCAGCTTGGAGTGAATTAATCTTATCCACTCCTTGCTGTACAGCTATATGCATTTCAGTTACATTCATTAAGATGCTAATGTTTTAAGTTTTGCTCTTAAAGTAGTTAATTTTCCTGAGTTCTTTTTGTCATTCAGGTGTATAACAGTGTCATCCATTGTTTCTCCTAATACCTCATCAATAAAGATAACTTGGTTACCTATCTTTCTTAGTACTCCTGCAGATACCATTGTCTCGATTTCTGCTTTCAGTTCTAAGTGCTTATCTTGACATACTTTGATAAACTTCTTAGGTGATTTTTCCTTAATATCATAGAGTAAGTTTTCTACTTGTTCTCTAGTCAAAGTTTTAGGATCAATACTTCCTAATAGTCTAAACACTCTTCGCATTTGTTTTTCATCAGTAGATACTTTGATAAATGCCTTGTCAGCATCTTTCTTAACCTGAATATCATTATTACGCTTCATATCCTTCTTAGCCAGATCTTGAATGTAAAAACGCTTGTTTGAATCTGCGTTCATTTCTTCTTCTGTTAATGCTACGTGAGGATGCTTCAATGCAAAATTATATTTGATAAAATCCGTAATGTCAATAGGAGATCCATCTTCTGTCTTTCCTACTTCTAGTTCTACACCTTCAAAGCCTACTGGTATGGTAAATTCCGACCAGAATTTTTTGGTGTGTTTTGGCCACTCCATGTGACCGCCATCTACATCTAACATACCATCTAAATATTTCTTCTCGTCTTGTGGACTAAAAGGTTTTAGTGGTTGTCGATTTACATACACGCTACTTAGTCTTCTAATAGCGCTTGCGTTAATTTCCTTTGGCAAATGATTATTAATCGATTTTGCTCGTAAATAAACTTTTTTACTCATAATCTAGTACTTTTAAAGTGTTAATTAGTGGATGTAAAGTATAACTCTCCAATATTTTAATAGAAGAAGTGGGGGCACTAAGCCCCCACGACCTCAACCAAAAACCAATATATAGACTTGCGAATGCTCGCCTCTTTTAACTCCCTAAATTAGGAAGCTACACATTGAATATCCAACGAAGTATCAAATCTACGTAAGCAGATACCCGCTGTCTTCAACATGTGTACACTTGCACCATCAACGTCTGATGCTCTTGCGTCTGAGCCAGAGAAACCTCTAGGAACTACAGAACCTGCAACACACCAACGCATCATCTCACGACCTTTCTTAGAGATCATTGTAAGATTAGCTTGTCCGTCATAGTTAGACTGGTCTACAAATACCATACGGTATGACTCTAATGAGTAACCAGTAACTGGGTGCTTTCCACGAGCCTGTGCAACAGGACCATGATCAAATAATGGTAATTTAACCACATTGATTACGTGTCCATCCACATGCTCGTAAGTAGTGAAGTAACCAGTCAATCCTAAGTTACGTCCGCTACCTGTTATAAATCTATTCTCACCACCTACTTTGAAAGTGTTAGACGAGAAGTGAGACTTAAGTGCTTCATCAAATTCACGAGCTCCACCTGTACCTGTGTACAATGTAACTTGCTTTTGATTAGCATCTGTCATTTGATAGAATAAGTCACCAATGATGTTTTTCAACTTAGTTTCAGTCATAGTTGAATAAGTATCAGTGTTTACGATCTGCTCGAATAAACCAGGACCTACAATAACAGGCTGTCCATTCTCATCTTTCATAAACGTGTTACCGTTTGCATCATAAGTTTTTTGTCCGTACCAGTAGTACATCTCACACTCTTCTTTAAAGTCAAGCATGTGCTGATACTCTTCATAATCCATCCAAAGGTTAGTAGAACCACCACCTTTAGTTGGTAAAGTAAACTCAGCTACATAATCTTTAGCATGTCCTGACATGTGGTAAGATTTACGTACTGTAGTAATTTTGTTTCTCACTTTACCTGGTGCTTGCCAGTTAGAAGCGTTACCTCTAGAGAAGTCAACACCTACTGGAGCATATAGTTGTGCCCAAAGATCACCTGCAGTAAAACCTGAAGTTAATACTGTAGCTGCCGCTGGATTTACTAATTGTAAAGTGTATTCCCAACCAGAACCACCTACATAAGGCTTAGGTTCTGCCATAATACGTGCTAGTTCACCCGCAGAGTTTACTAATACGTAAGGAAATACAAATCGTTTATCAGGGAATACCAACGTAAAAGTTGATCCTCCTTGTCCTAAGTTAGTGCCCGCATTTGTCACAGCCAATGGACGAGTTCTCAATTTGTGGGTTGCCACACGATATTCATACTCTAATCTGTCGATTGATTGAACGTTACCAGCTCCTTCAGTTAAGAAAGATAATGGGAAACGCTTATCATCCTTACCAGACAAGTGTGTGATAATCGGAGAAAGTTCAGTTGGTTTTGACAAAAGAGCATTTGCCAGACTGTTCATGTCTGTCATTTGTGAATCATTATAAAACGTCTTTTGAACGCTTATATTTGTTCCTGTTAAGCTCATAATTATCTAATTTTATTTA